CGTTTACTATTTTACCTTTTTCAAGTTTTCCATTTACTAAACGGTAATATTCATATTCCATAGGTTTCATTACTTGCCCCTAATAATTAATGCGGAAGTATTGTAAATAACGTAATCGCCTTTTGCGCTACTTTCTGCGGTGGATTCATAAGCACCAACTCCACTAGCCGCAATACCAACATATTCTGCGCGTTCTTTTCCACTCCATTTTGAAGGCAAAGGATTTTTTGGAACTTGTGTAATGTTTGGCGCTTTATCCATCATTGATTTAGGCGCAAGCATTGTTACAACTTCTTTGCCGCCAGTTTGCATATTAGATAATTCTGCAAAACTTTGAGCGCGTGAAGCATCGGTTGTTACATAAGTACCTGGGCCAGCATTGCCATCGCCAATCCACGGTTTACCCGATGTAAGGCCTTCAGTAAGACCTTCAGGGCCACCACGGAATATTTCTACATAATCACCTGATGCTTTTAACTTATCGTATTCATCAGGGCTAGCAACTAAAGATGGTTTATCCCAACCTTGTTGATGGATAATTTCACCCATTTTATTTCTATCGGCTTCATAACTACGTTCGCCCGAAATAAATTCTTTAACATCAATTTCTTTTCCTGAAGTGGCGCGTTCTTGTGATTCTTGCGCGATATTTGATGAACTAGCACTATCGCTATTGCCGCCCCCGTCCGTCCAACGGCCGTGGTCATCTCTTGGTTGTTCATCGCTGTATTTATTTAAATTAGAATTTATTGATAACTTTAAATATTTTTCTGTTTCTTCTTTAGTAGAAGGAAAGATTAAATCGCTTCCTAAGAAGTACCATTCTGAAATCTTCTTAGTGGCTTTCCATTCTGTACCATTGGGTATTTGCCACATTGATTCTTCGGTTAAAATACCTTTATCAAACGTGGCACGATATACAGCAAATACTTCGTTGTTTAATGTTTTACCAAGAAAATACTTTGTTTCCATATTGCCTTCTTTCTTAGTTACTTAGCCTTCGGCGGTGTTTTTAATGTATCGGAAATTTCCTTCATTTTCTTGTACAGTAATAACGCTTCAGGGCTATTAGCATCTAAAACACGATATTTTTCATACATCTTGTGAATCACGTCTTTAACTTGTAAAGATTCAGGTGTATGGAACTGTAATTCAACCTTTTCACCTGTTGGGCTAGTTAAGGCTACGTTTACACCCTTGTATGAAGAATTCATTTCCCAATAGTTTTTAACTCTTGCCTTGTAGCCAAGTTTTTCCAACATTCCAACTGCTTCATCAACTACCGTCATGTAATTAGCAGGATTTGATAGCATCGTATAGCGCGTTGCATCGCTTACGTTTTGTGTTGCACGAACTAGGTTACCATCAAAACTATTAACTGCATCTAAAAGAATCTTACGCTTTAATGAATCAGCGCCTTTAAGTCTAAACTCTAATCCGCTTAGGTCAGCGCCAACTTTATCGGCTATTACCTTCATTGTACTTGTAATAGCAGGTTCAGCGTTCTTTGCTCGGTTTTGAACTTTGCTTACAAGTTCATCAACGCTATTTGCTTCCATGTAAGATTCAACATCTGCTTCATCAATGTTGTTAGTAACCGATTCCCTAGTAGGTAAATCAGTTTCTTCTAGCGAAACATCTTCAGGTAAATCTTCAGGTATATCTTCTTCAGATATATCTTCTTCAGGCAAATCTTCGTAGTATGGTGTGAGCGTACACATACAATTTGGGTGCGCAGGTGGTTCTGCATCGCCACTTGGAAAAGTATCACCAATGCCGATAGGAGAAGCATCTGCATTTTCTTGGCAAATATCGCAATTGCCTTCTTCGCCAAACACCCATTGAACTTGTTGAATATTATCTTTTTCGTATCTATCGCGGCTTGCAACAGATACAGCACGGGCGGTTTCTGTACGGGCAATAACCATTGCCGCTTCAGGGTCATCAATAACCGTATCAATCATTTGAGCGGTTTCTCTTGCGCCATAACCTTTTTTAAGTGAAGTCGCAAGCGCTGTGCCAATACGATTTAATTTTGTATTAATAACTTCGTCAGCAATGCTAATTCTTCTACTATCTAGCAAAGAACGCAAACTGCCTGGGCGTTCTACTAATGCCGCCGCAGATTCATTACCTGGTTTCCATGTAGACCAATCAACAACGCCTACTGATACAGGTTTTGCATCTTTCTTTAAACCTGCCAGGCGCGCCTTAGCGACACGAACTCCGAACGCATAGCCATCTGCATAAATGCTTGCAAGCGCATTTTGCATTGGTTTCTTGTTTGCTATGACGTGAGTACGCGCCCAATCTCTAGCCATTTGTGGCGAAACTGGGCCACCTGCGGGGTGGGTTTCTGCCCATGATTGAGCGATTGCATCACCATTCATTGAAACATTGAACGCTTTGCGAACCCTGGTTGCATTTTTTGCAATCAGTTTTTCCTGATAGCGCCTTTCAGCCCATCTCATGTTACAGGCCTAGATAATGTTCAGCGTACCAACGTGCGCTATCTATATCTTTTGTTTCAACAAACTTGTTTAAAACTTCAGCATAAGTTTCATCTAATGCTTTAAATTCAAACGGGCGATTGTGTACACCCTTGCGAATCCAGCGAATAAACTTTTTTACTTCTTCTTCTGCCGCATCTTTTGGTTTTTCTTCAACAGGCGTTTCTGTTGTTGATGTATCTTCAGCGCCTAAATCGCCCATCATGCTCATTGGGTCTACCGCAGGTTGCAATCCTTCAGCACCGAAGAAATAAACGCCATTACCTGCAACAATCATTGGCATATCTGCTTCAGGTGTTTCTACCAATGGCAAACCTAATTCAGCGCGGGTTTCGTTAAGTGTGAATGTACCGTTCTTACGGCGAATATCATCACGCGCCGCCGCTTCTTGTGTATTTAGGCGCTCGCTTGGTGCAAGTCTAAATTCAAGTTCGCGTGGCATACCTAACCAACGATAAGACAACGCAGATAGCATTTGTGAAATCCAATTAGCAGTAGGAATGATTCCAATGTTTTCTGCGGTATCTGATTCACCTTGTTGTAATCCTGATGCGCCTAATGAACCTGAACTATTAAATCCAATTTCAGATGGAAGAACGCCAAAATGACCTGTAATTGATGCAATCAAATAGTTATCCATTGCATCGCTAAACTTGTCTGAATATCCTTCTTCAAAGTGTAACTTGCCGCCAGGAACAAGAACGCGCAAGCGATTACGTTGTGCGGTTTGGCCTGATAGGTCATCGTTGTAAATATTTTCGTATGCTCTGATTTGGTCAGGGGTCATCGCTGTTGTTTCAGGCATTTCTAAGTATGACTTAGGCATTGTGCCATCGGTGAATTCTGAACGAATCCATTGTTGGCGGCGCAAATAAATATCCGCTAATGGCAAACAACGCTCGGTTGGCGATAATCCGTAAACAGAATTAGCGCGGCGATTGCGTACAAAATATGCAAGTTCGTCAGATGTAAATTCACCATCTGCCGCTTCGTCATCAATACCTGCATTAAATTCAGAACGTGGGAATCCAAAAAGAATCTGTTGGAAAGCAGGGCCAACGTGCGGTTCAGGGCGCATACCACGGTCATCTAACAACGGCTTAATTGTTGAGCCATCAAGAATTTGAAATCCGCGAATCTCGCCACCAACAGTTGATTGTGGCCATATAGCCCAAGCATCAAGCACGTCAATTTCTTCAAGTGCCATGTTTAGCCAATCAACAAATGCTAAACCGTTTTGTGGGTCGGGTGTATCCCAAAACTTTTTTAAGCGACCAATTTCAGGTGCTAATGTTTCACGCGCTTTTGCAAGTGCTTGTAAATGATTTCCACCTGATTCAGCAATGATGCGTTCTGTTGCCGCTTCGCTAAGAACAATATCCCATTGCAAACCTGTTAGTTTTGCTTTGCGTACTTCAATGCATCGGCGAACAATATCCACCTGGTCTGCAACGCCACGCAAAGTTTTAAATGGAACTAAACGATTATCAGAAACATTGATGTTCTGCGCAACTTGAAATTCATAACGGCGTGGGTCAGGGCGGCCAGTATCTTCACGCAATGGGTTAATTGCGCCAGGATAAATTGGCATACCTGGGGCAAATGGAACGTTTGCCAATGCAGGGCTACGCGGCAATGCGGTACTTACGTTTGCACCATATTGCGTTTGTGCAATACCTGCAACGCTTTGCATCTGTTGCATAGACATTGTGCCAGCACCAGCAGGGAGATTTGGCGCTTTTACAATTTCATCTGCAACGCGCTTTGCGAAACGGTCAAACAAACCCATTGTTATCTCCCTATTGGTATTGTTGTCTTATGAATTTAGTGATGAAGGCTATTAATAGCGGTGGCGTTTTAGCACCGCTTGTAATTCCTGAAGGTTTAACATCGGGAACTGGTTTAATGAATCCATCAATTTTTATTGATGATGATGGCGATATTCTTGTGAATCTTCGTCATGTGAACTATACATTAGTTCATTCTGAAGCGGGTCAAAAATTTCCGTCTAGGTGGGGGCCGCTAACTTATCTTCACCCTGAGAAAGACCAACGATTAGTTACTGAAAACTATCTATGCCGTCTTAATCAAGATTTAGAAATGACCGACTTTGCCCGTGTTGAAATGCTTGATTTGCACAAACCCATTTGGGAATTTCATGGGCTTGAAGATTGCCGATTAGTTCGTTGGGAAGGCGCGCTTTATTTGATTGGCGTTCGCCGCGATACTACTGATAACGGACAAGGCCGCATGGAATATTCCAATGTTGTTTTAGATAAAAACAAATGGACAGTTAAGGAAGTTGGTCGTAAGCGTATTCCTGCACCTGCGCCTGATGATTCATATTGCGAAAAGAATTGGTATCCTGTTTTGGATAAACCATTTACTTTTATCAAATGGTCATGCCCTACTGAAGTTATATTCCATGACCCAAACGAATTAGATAATCCTAATAATGAAACAATCCAACTTGCCTTACGCGCTTGCGAAATGCCACAAAAAGACCAACGCGGTTCATCGCAGTTAATCCGTTGGGGCAATATGTATATTGCTATTACCCATGAAGTTGATTTATTTAAAAACTACTTAGGGCAAAAAGATGCAATTTATCGCCATCGTTTAGTTATTTGGGATACTGAATATAACCTTGCGGGTATGTCTAAGCCGTTCAGTTTTCTTGATGGCAATATTGAATTCTGCGTAGGTGCGGCCAAACAGGGCGATGATTTGCTGTTATCCTTCGGTTTCCAAGATAATGCCGCTTTTGTGCTTCGCGTTCCTAAGCCGATTGTGGAAGAATTAATCTTGGAAGCGTTGGAAGGCTAATATGGATAAATTACCTAATCTAATACATAGATTATCACAAGACCCGTTTAATTACTTACTTAATTTTGATGTGGCGCAAAAATATTTAGAATTAAATCAAACTGCATCTGCCGTATCGTTTTATTTGCGTTGTGCCGAATATGGCGAAAACGTAGTTGGTGCTAAACGATATGTTTATTCATCGCTATTGGCGATTGCTAAATGTTTTGATACTCAAAAGGGTCGTGAATTATCAGTTAGCAATACCTTACTTCAGGCTATTGCCTATGATGATTCTCGCCCTGAAGCCTATTTTATGCTTTCTAACTATTACGAGCGCGCAAGTCAATGGCAAGAATGTTATACGTTTGCTGTATTAGGTTTAGGTTGGTCGTATGAACAAGAAGAACAATTAGTAGATATTGGTTACGATGGCGAATATTGCTTACGCTTTGAAAAGGCTGTATCGGCTTATTGGATAGGCCGTAAAGATGAATCGCTTGAACTATTTAAGCAATTATCTACCGAAAGTATATTGCCGCATTATGCTAATGCTGTTAAATACAATTTGGAGAAATTAAATGCTGGCATTTGATATAGGCGCTAATCGTGGTGATTGGACATACGCGGCGCTTGCTAAAGGCTATGATGTTGTTGCGTTAGAACCTGCATCAATCTTTAAGCAATTAGCCAAAAACTTTATTTACGATAATCGTGTTACGCCGCTTAAATATGCGGTAAGCATGAACGACTATGATGCGGTGGAATTTTATGAAGCAGAAGAAGATGGGCTTTCTACGCTCAATAAAGATTGGCTTACTGATGAAACTATGCCTTATTGCGGCAAGCCGTTCAAACAGGTTCTTGCTACAACTATTACGCTGGACACTTTGGCGTTAAAGTATGGCAAACCTGATTTAGTTAAGATTGACGTGGAAGGGGGCGAATGGCACGTTTTCAAAGGTATGTCTAGTTACATGGGAACAATTGCCTTTGAATGGACAGATGCCACAATAGACCAACACCAACTACAACTTGAATACCTTATGCATGGCAATTACAAATTAGTTGCGCCGCAATTCATAGTTAATCATTGTGAAGAACCTAATGAATGGTTTGATATTCGCACATTTGATTTAGCCCAATGGGTTGCAGATAATTCTGCGGATTGGATTAATGGCGGTTGGAAAGTAGCGGGGCTACGACCTACTGCCGATGTTGGAATGTTATGGGTTCGTTAATCGCTCAATAAATGAATTGAAATCGCCTTGAAATTTTAACGCGCCTACATGATTACAAGTATAAACAGGGTTGATATACACGCCAAATTTTTCTAACTTTTGGCAAAGTAATACATCTTCGCTAATAATGTCGTTGTCTTGTATTTTGACTTCAAACACCCAACGGCGTTCTTGTTCATTATGAATATAAGGTGTTGAAGTTTCCCATAAGTAATCAATGGCTTCTTTGCTCATATACAAAAAACCTGTACCTACTGATTCAACTTTAATCAAACCATCTTCATCTTTGATTAAATCTTCAGGTTTGCATTTAACATTGTATTGTTCGGCGATTGACTTTTTAATACAAGGCAAGCCGATTACATCTTTGCCCGAATTGACTAACTCAATAGCCCAATTAGCCGCCCATTCAATATCACTATCAATCCATAAAATGCCGTCAAATTCATTTTCTTTAGCAATTGCCAATAGGTCATTGCGGCTTCTTTGAATTAACGCATCATAAGACATAAAGATTGGTTTGAAATAAATATCATTATCAAAACCCGCTATTACTGTTTCCAGCAATGCATTTGTGTACCATACATCTAAACGCCCGTCATAAGACGGTGTTGCTATTAAAACGTTTTTCATACTGCCTTCCTATCGTTTTACTTTAGTGAATTAACGTCAAAATCATCAACCTTTGTATCGGTTGATACGGGTGCATTGACTACTGATTCGTATTGTGAATCAAATACAGCGTCTAAATGTGTTTCGTTAATGGCTTCAAACAATTCTGCCTTAGTAAATGCAGATGTTTCTTTTGTGCCATCAAATTCTACATTTTTATTAAATGTTGATTTGTAGTCATTGCGTTCATATTCAACTTCAATATCCCACGCAATTACTTTATTATCGGCATTAACGGTAGGAATTGCCTTTGTTAAGGTCTTAGTTACCATTTAGTTTCCTTTCTAATTCGGCTACTTTATCAGATAGTTCTTGAATTGCTTTAACAAGGATAGGGATTAAGCGCCCCTGCGTTGCTTCAAGTTGTTCAGGATTATCGCGGTAAGTTAATTGTAAATAATCTGCCATCTCAATAGCATCTTCTGCCGCCATTAAATCTTGCGCAATAAAACCAGTATCAGGAATATCTACTTTGCCGCCATTGCGCATATTCCATTTGTAAGTAACAGGTTTTAGTGTTTTAACAAAATCAAGACCTACTGCAAGTGTTTCAATATCTTTCTTATCGCGCTCATCAGAGAGTGCGGTGATAGAAGTTACTTGGCAGCGTAAGGTTGCAATGCTTGAATTACCGAGAGTAATTGTGTTAGATACGGTTGCAGATGATGCTGCAGCCTGATACCCAATAATAGTATTGTTAGTTCCAGTAGTTAGGTTATTAGTTCCAGAAAAACCTGCAGAAGAACCAATAACGGTATTAGTATATCCAGTAGTAATTGCACCACCAGCACTTCTACCAATACAAGTATTATCATAACCAGTAGATATTGATTCTGCTGTATATACACCAACTGCAACGTTTCTTACACCTGTTGAATTTGTAACTAATGCGTTATATCCTACGGCTACGTTCTCGTTACCTGTTGTATTGTTGCCAAGAGAACCCATACCAACACCAGTATTTAACTGACCAATACTATTAGTTGTTAAAGAATTCACACCAATTGCAGTATTGTTTATTCCTGTCGTATTAGAACCAAGCGCATTTTGTCCAATAGCAACATTGTAAGTTCCTATTGTATTAGCATCAAGTGCGTAAGTTCCAACTGCGGTGTTGTATGACCCTGTTGTGTTTGATACTAAAACATTTCTACCAATGGCAACGTTTTCAACGCCAATTGTGTTGTAAACCATTGCACTTGTGCCAATAGCAACGTTATTAACGCCAGTTGTATTCAATTGTAATGCGTAATCACCAACTGCGGTATTGCTTCCGCCAGTTGTATTGGAAGTTAATGCGGAACGACCAATAGCAACGTTATTTGTTCCAATGGTATTTGTATAAAGCGCCGCATAACCAACTGCGGTGTTGCTTGCACCTGTAGTATTGCCAATTAACGAATAAGCACCAAGTGCGGTATTTTGACCGCCTATTGTATTGGCATACATTGAATACATACCGATAGCAGTATTTTCAATACCTGTTGTATTGCTATTTAATGCAACATATCCAACTGCCGTATTATTAAAACCTGTTGTATTGGAAAGTAATGCTTGGCGACCAACGGCAGTATTTTGATAACCAACTGTGTTGGTATATAAAGCACGACTTCCAATGGCAGTATTGTTTGCGCCTGTTGTATTGCTAAATAAACTATAAGCGCCTACTGAAACGTTATATACGCCAATAGTATTTGTATAAGCGCTAGAACGACCAATTGCAACATTTTCAATAGCCGTAGTTGAACTATACAATGCAGAAGAACCGATTGCGACATTGTCGTAGCCATTAGTATTTGTTTGAAGCGCACCACTGCCAATACCAACACTTTGAATACCTGTTGTATTGCTATAAAGAGCAAGATGTCCAATACCAACGTTACTTGTTCCAATGGTATTGGATTGAAGTGCGCCACTGCCAACACCAACATTTTGAATACCTGTTGTATTTGCAACAAGAGTATTGTAGCCAACGGCAATATTGTAGTTTCCAGTAGTATTGCTTAATAATGCCGATGAACCAACGGCAACGTTGAAATCTGCATTGTTGTAATAAAGTGAATTGCGACCTACGGCAACGTTGTTTGAACCAAGAATGTTGGTAAATAATGATTGAGAACCGATTGCGGTGTTATTAATGCCAGTTGTGGTATTGCGCAAAGCATTATGACCAACACCTGTATTTTCAGTTCCAATTGTGTTTGCGCCTAAAGTTGCTTGACCAATAGCGATGTTGTATTGACCCGTAGTGTTGGCTTGCAACGTAAATGTTCCAACGCCAACATTGTAATTAGCAGTTGTATTAACATAAAGTGAATTGGCACCAATTGCTACATTGTCTAAGCCAATAGTGTTGGCATTTAACGCACCCGCACCAACTGCAATATTTCTAATACCTGTTGTGTTACTAAATAAACTATAACCACCTACAGCGGTATTGTTTGTTCCAGTTGTATTAGTTTTTAATGTCCAACTTCCAATTGCGGTATTACCAGAACCATTTGTGTTTGCGTTTAATGCATAAAAACCAACTGCTACGTTTTCAGAAACAGTTGTGCTTAATTGTAAAGCGTAAGCGCCGATAGCAACATGATTAGCGCCAAGTGAATTAGCCTGAAGCGCACTTCTACCCATCGCAACGTTATTGCCACCTGTTGTTGTTGCATTAGCGGCATAAGCACCAACGGCAGTATTACTTCCTGTGGTATTGGAAAATAATGATGAACTACCAACTGTGGTGTTGTATTGTCCCGAAACCACATTACTTAAAGATTGATTGCCAACTGCGGTGTTATGTTGTCCTGTTGTGTTGGCATCAAGCGATAAATGACCAATTGCAATATTTGCTATACCAATTGTGTTGGCAGTTAAAGCATTGTAGCCAATTGCAATGTTACTTGCGCCAGTTGTATTAGCAACTAAAGCACCATAACCAAGTGCAACAGGTTCGCCCGATACAGACGTTGTTTCGCCATAAACAGTACCAAGTGTTGTAGGTGTTGCTGCAGATGTTCCAATGCCTTGTGCGCCTTCGGTTCCTTGAATACCAAGTATTCCTTGAATGCCTTGAATTCCTTGTGTTCCTTGTAAACCTGTTGCGCCAGTAGAACCTTGAATACCATTTAAGCCTTGTAAACCTTGTGAACCAGTAATGCCTTGCGTTCCCTGTGCGCCATCATTTCCTTGAATACCGATAAGACCCTGCGCGCCAGTTAATCCTTGCGTACCAGTTGCACCTTGAATACCGATAATGCCTTGCGTTCCATCAGTTCCTTGAATACCGATTGCGCCCTGTGTTCCTGTTAAACCTTGTGTTCCAGTAGAACCTTGCGCGCCTTCAGAACCCTGAATACCTTGCAGACCAATAGAACCTTGCGCACCATTAGTTCCAACTGCACCTTGCGAACCTGTGATGCCTTGAATACCTTGAAGTCCAGTAGCGCCCGCAGTTCCTTGTGCGCCTGTTAAACCTTGTGGGCCAGTTGCACCTGTTGCGCCTTGAATTGAATATGCAACTTGTGTAACTGTAACAATGATTGATGGAATAGATGGGCCAGCATCTAAAGGAACAAGACTTGAATTGATTTCTAAATTCAAACCATCAGTTGCGTAAACAATTTCAATGTAATCGTTAGCATTTAAAGTCATTACCCAGTTCCAAGCAGGAACATAAGCAGATGCATTACCAACGATTGTAATGTTGGTATTTGTCCATGCAACATTTGTGCCATTTCGGCGAATCCAAATATCCATGTTTTTAGCAGATGAAGATGTTGATGTAATCTGCATTGAGAATTGAATATTGTAAGTTCCACCGCTTGCAACTTTAATGCGTGATGTAATTGTTGGGTCAATACTTACGCCAAATGATTCTGCGGTTGTGTTGATTGTGATTGGGTATGCAGTATTGATTGCCGCAGGTGATTGATTAGTTGTATCGTAAAAAGAACCATAAAATGCAAGCGAACCACCTGCACCAACAGAACCTTGAACACCTTGTAAACCAATTAAACCTTGTACGCCTTGTGAACCGATTGCACCTTGCGCGCCAATACCAGTAATACCTTGCGTTCCAATTTCACCTTGAACGCCTTGTGTTCCTTGCGTTCCAACTGCGCCTTGCGTTCCAGTTAATCCTTGTGAACCTTCAGTTCCTTGTACGCCTTGCGCACCAATCGCACCTTGTATTCCAACTAAGCCTTGTGTGCCATCTGCGCCTTGAATACCTGCAACACCTTGCGCGCCTGTTGTTCCCTGCGCACCTGTTGTTCCAGTTGTTCCCTGCGTTCCAGTTAAGCCTTGTAATCCTGTTGCACCTTGCGTTCCTGTAATTCCTTGCAAGCCAGTAATGCCTTGCAATCCTTGAACACCTTGCGCACCTGTTGCACCGATAGTTCCTTGCGCGCCAATAGCACCTTGAATTCCTGTTGTTCCTTGTGCGCCCTGAATTCCTTGCGCGCCAACAGTTCCTTGTGTTCCTACTGCGCCTTGTGTGCCAATCGCGCCTTGTGAACCAGTTGTTCCTTGCGAACCTGTTGTTCCTTGAACACCTTGAATACCGCGCAAACCTGCCGCGCTAATAATGATGTCGGGGATTATTGGCGATACAACAATATCTTCAGACATTAACGGCTCACATTCGCTTCAACTATAACGATGCCTTCGCCTAA